CTCCTCGAGGTCTGCGCGCTGCTTGGCGCGCCCCTGCTTATCGTACACAGTCTCGTAATCCACCGGGCGTAGCTCATTACCGATCACCTCGACCAGCTTGCTGACGAACTCCTGCATGCACAAACGGACAAACGGATCTGGCCCCTTAGCCTTCGCGGCTCTCTCCTGGGGTTGTTTCACACGTTTTTCCACTGCACGCTTGTCGTTTTCAACAATGCGCTCCGCAGCGTATGCTGCGTCTACCAACGGTTTCATAAACTGGACCATGCTTGGCTTCCCGACCTCGTAGTTCAGTAACGTTAACGTGTACTGGTACGAGTGCAGGTCGTCCATCACGAACACTTGCTCAGTCTGCTTGCGCGTCTTCAGCTCCAACTTGCCGGTCTTCGTCAACCAGTAAGCATGAAGAGCTTCGGATCCCTCTGACGTGGCGCACTTCCCCGATCCAACCATCTTCGACACTACGGTTGCATGGGTCAGCTTGAGTTGCCACGCTGCGAGTTCAATCGCGTTATCTACGGCCGCCGGAACGTTGGCACTTAGATAATGACCAAGGCGAGCTGTCGACACCTTCACACCATTCTCAGTGTGCACCTCGAGACGCGCAAAGCCTGAGTCACGCACTTCCAACCTTTGAAGCGGTGCTGCTTTGAGCCTCCATGACGCCAGTGCTGCTGTCACCGGTCCCGTGAACCTGCCCATAGGGACAGCCAGGACGACCGAGTGATGTTCATCAACACGTTTGCGTTCGAGTGCAAATACTGAGTGGCGCACAGGCCAGCCCCACACACGTTCAGTGTGTGCGAAAGAGTCGCCAGAGAAGTTCCACAACATGTGGTTGTACTTACCGCCGCCCGATACAGAGTACTTGACGGTGCCATCCTCCAAGAAGGTATGGCTGGCGTTTCCAACCTGGCTCGCAACCTCCGAGGGTTGGAACGTGTAGAACAATGCTGGGACGCCCTTTTCGGCGAGCCAGCCTGGCAGATCTTCAATGTAGTAGTCAACGTCAACCATACCGACCACGTCACATGGACAAACATAGTCCATACGTGCGTCGGCGTTGAGGTCTTTTCCCCACAGATAGATCCTGGTACCCTTTCTGCTCTTTCTTTGG